TGGCTTTCGTGGTTGGCCAGCCGTTTTTAACTATCTACAATTATGTCGAAAATTTCAAGCGTTTTGAATAAACTCACGGCCCAGTTCAACTCCGAAGACGTTATCACGTTCAAGAAGAAAGACGGTTTTTCGGAGATTAAATCGTGGGCCTATACCGGTAGTCCCGAACTGGACTGGAACCTGCGCACGTTCGGTTTACCGACGGGTATCATCGAGATTGCGGGTCGCAGCCGCAGTGGTAAGACTACCGAGGGTCTGGAGGCCATGAAATACTTTCTGGCCGAGAATCCCGATACCGGGTTGGCGTGTATCCTTTCGTCGGAAAACCGCGACAACAAGGACTACGCCATCCAGCTGGGCGTGGACATTTCTCGCGTGGCTATCATCAAAATTCACTACGTCGAGCAGATGTTCGTGCGCGTTAGTAAGTTCGTAAAGGACGCTCACGCGCTGTTCGCCGAGGCGGGTATCAAAGAAAAGCCGCGGTTCTTCTTCCTTTGGGACTCGCTTGGCGCAACGCTTTCTAAGGCTGAGTATGACGCCCTCCGTGCTAACGTCGATAACATGAATAAAGCCGCATCAAAAGGCGAAGAACTCGAAAAGTTACAAGAGCCCAAGATGATGGCGTTTGCTAAATCGGCCAAGATGTTCGCCAAGGGCCTGGTCGGGCTTTGCTACACCAACGTGATCCATTTCGTGATGCTCAACCACCAGTACGAACAAAACGTTATGGGTGTTACGTCGCGCAAAAGTACTGGTGGAGAATGGGTGGAGTTACTCCCCTGCCTACGTCTTCAAATGCGTGTGACAGAAATGAAGAAGATCGACGACGTGGAGGTGGCTCAAATTTCAGAGGTTAAGGTTATCAAGAACGACTTCGGTTCGCGCCAAAAGACGTACATCCGCATTCTGCTTGGGTACGGCATTATCCTTTCCGAGGAAGACATCGAGTACGGCGTTGAACGTGGTATTATCCAGAAGCCGTCCAAAACCGTGTACTCGGCCTTGAATGGTAAACTTCGTTGGAAATCGGACCGCGAACTCTACCAGCTGTACTATGACCAGAACCCGCTCATTTCGGCGCTGGAAAAGGTTATCGCGGCTTCTCGTCACAAGGACCTCCGTGAGTGGCGAAGCAAGATGGCGGAGGAGGCAGAAGTCGTTTCCGACAATTAGCCAACGTTTATCTCGGTAAACTTTACAAAATGAAACGGAAATCGAACAAAAGTCCTGTGGCCATCTTAGGTTTCGACCCTCACTTGTCGAAAGACAACGTGATGGTGGTACGGGATTTATTCAACCAGACGTTTGCGCTGGCTGAAGAAATAGGTTGTAAGATTGTGATTCTGGGCGGTGACGTATTCACGTCCCGCTCGGCACAACCTTTGGAAGTCCTCGACGCTTGGCGTGAAATTACCGAAGACGCTGAAGCGCGTGGACTGGAAATCGCGGTTATTCCCGGCAATCACGATAAGACTGACCCGAACTCCGACCGCAGCTACCTCAGTGTGTGTCCGGGAGCAGCTACGGTTGTAAGCCAAGCGTCGGAGTTTGTGTGGAATGGGGTGTCGTTCGTGTTGATACCCTACTATGGCGACGCCAAGTGGTTAGAGGAGAAACTGGCCGTCGATAACGGTTTGGAACGTGAAACGTTTGACGGGCCGCGGTTCATGATAACGCACGTGGCTGTGGAGGGCGTTCGTAATAACGACGGTACGCAGGTTGAAAGTGACATCCGCCCGGATATGTTCCGTAACTACGACGCGGTGTTCGTGGGTCACTACCACAACGCCTCGGACGTGGGCGAAAAGGTCCACTATCTGGGTTCAATGTGCCAGAACAACTTTGGCGAAACGCCCGACGACAAGGGTGTGACCATCGTGTATGACGACGGCACGTGGGAGCACCGCCCGTTACGCTTTCCGCGGTATGTCCGTGAAACTGTCTCAGCGACCGATACAGCGACTTTACGCAATCTCATGGATAAGTACTCCGGCGAAGATTATGACCGCGTCAGAATCGTCGTAACGGGTTCTAAAGCTGATTGCGAAAAACTCAACGCCTCGGAGTTCTCGGCTGCGGGTATCGAAATCAAGTTTCAAGCCGATGAAACCGCCGCTGCTATGGCTACGGCGGCCGACCCTGAGAAGATTGTAACGTTCCGTAAATCCACCATCGTTAAGAATTTCATGGAATTCTGCAAGGAACGCGACATACGCGGCGAGCGTATGAAGGAGGGCCTGGCGATGCTTAAAGAACTGTGATATGTGGTATCCTGTAAAAATAGAATTTGGCGGCTTGTTCGCATTTCGTGACCGGGCCGAGGTAGTATTCAAGCGCGGCGAATGTACGGTGATATTTGGCGATAACCAGACTGACCGCGGTTCGCTGAATAACGGCTCCGGTAAATCGACGCTATTCGAAGCGATATCGCTGGCGCTTACGGGTGACTTGTTACCGCGTGATACACCTATCACGCGCGATAAGGCCATCAACCGCTCCAGCGACGAAGCGTGGGTGACGATGCGGTTGGCTAACGACGTTCTTCACCAGACCATGGAGATTCGCCGTCGCTTTTATCGTAAGCGAAGCGCCAAGGCCACGCTCTTCGAAAACGACCGTGAGAACACCCAGCTGACGTCCGTGGCCGAGGTCGATAAGCGGGTATTGGAGTTGCTGGGGCTGAGCCGTGAGGACCTCCTCCGCTACTACATTATCAGTCAGGATCGTCAGTACAACTTTCTGACCGCACCCGATACTACCAAAAAGGAGATTCTGAACCGTATCACCAACGCCGATATGCTCCAGCCCGTTTTGGATGCTATCAAGGCCGACCACAAGGCCGCCGACGAGCGCGTGGCGGAATACGATACTAAGGTACTCACGCTGAATACCAAAATCGAAACTCTTGAAGAAAACCTGAAGGAGTTGAAAGCCAATAACGCTTCAGCGGCCAATATCAAGGGGATGTGCGACCTGCTTGGCGAATACATTAAGGATGCCGCCGCGCTCGGTGTTCAGGCCAAGGATATTCGTCGCGAATTCGAGGACGAAAAGGCTAAGCGCATGCAGTTCGAACAGCAGTTGGAAACCGCGCCGAACTTTACGGAAGATATCGCCGCGGCGGAGAATAATATCACCGCCATCAAGAACGAACGCAAGAAGAACCGCCGTGCTAAGGTTGATTTGGAGTTGGCGTTAGAGGGCGTTATCGAATGTCCTAAGTGCGGCGAACAGTTCCTCCCCAACAGCGAACTTAACCTTACCCCGGACCAGATTCGTAAGAATATCGCCCAGCGGGAACGCGCCGACGAACAGTTTGCGCTGGACGTCAAAAAGGCCGAAAAGACGCTTGAAGAACTCGAAGAAAAACAACGCGACTACGAGCAGGTGGCGACCGAACTTGCTCGTGTAAAGCGTAATATGAAGGATATTCGCGACCGGGCCGACAGGTTGAAACGCCAGATGGATGAAATCGACCGTCGCCAGGAAGACCTGGCTAAGCGCATCGAAGCGGCTAAACGGGCCGCCGCTGAGGATGCTTCGATTAAATCTACCGAGAGTAAGATTAAAGCAGCCAAGGCTGAACTCAAGGCCGCTAAGGCCGAACTGGCCGACTTCCGGTATTTGGCCGAGTCGATGGCGTTCTGGGACTTCCACATGGGTAAGAACGGGTTCACTACGTATCTCGCTAACAAAGCGTTGAAAGTATTGGAGGGCGTGACGAATCTCTACCTGGAAAAGTTCGGCATGGATGTAACGGTTCTGATTAACGGCTTTACCATGACCAAGGACGGTAACGTGCGTGATAAGATTGACGTGTACATCCAGTCAGACGGCCTGAACGCCGACGTGTACGGTATTCATTCCGGCGCTGAGCGCGGGCGTGTAGCGTTGGCGTCGCTGATAGGGTTGAATCGGTTGATTAATATGGCTACCGATGGCCGCGGGTTGGACATGATACTGCTGGATGAAGCGTTCCACGGCATCGACTCCCTGGGTCAGGAACACATCATCCGGACGCTCGAAAATGTGGGCATAACGTCGATGATGATTACGCAGAACGTATCACCCGACTTCGCCGCGAAGAATAAACTCATAGTCAGGAAGATAGATAAGGTTTCAAGGTACGATTGATTACAACGTTATTATCTTATAGTTTCAAATAAGATATAACGATGAAATCATCCGTAACAACCTACTACAAGGACCGATTGATAATCGGCATAGACCCCGGAGCCGCAGGCGGTATCGGAGTCTACTCCATTGACAAAGGTCGGTTGGTGGCGGCGGTAAAAATGCCCGAAACACCAACTGACCTTTTGGCGTTCTTAAAACTCCATTCACTGAACTCACGCTGTTTCCTGGAAAAGGTAGGTGGCATACCGGGTGACGCCGCCAACGCTATGTTCAATTTCGGCCGCGGTTACGGTCATTTGGAAATGGCGCTGTTGGCTTGTCGTATTCCTACCGAAACTGTTACTCCCCAGAAATGGCAGAAAGAATTCCAACTCGGCGTTCGTGGCAAGATGACCAAGACCGAGTGGAAGAACAAACTCAAAGCCAAGGCCCAACAGCTATTTCCGCAATTCAACGTAACTTTGGCCACTTGCGACGCGATGCTGATTGCGTTGTACGGTAGCCGTCAATAATCAGCCCTATGGAATTCGTTTGTAAGAACCCCGAGTGCCCGCGCTACGCCCAGCGCGACTACTATTCATCGGTAAGCGTGGTGATGCGCGATGGCGAGCCGTTCTGTAAGCAATCGCCGTGTCCGGCTTGCGGTAAGATACGCGAAGAAATCAAAAAGGAAACGCCCGCTGACCTCAAGGGCGTCTATTTCGGCCGTTTTAGAGCGATGTCCAAGGAGCAGAAACAGGAATCCCTAAAGCGGCGCTCTCACGAACACTTCAAGAAGAAAATCGCTCCTGAACGTCGCGCCAAATTGGCCGCCGTTCGTGCTGAAGCTAAGTCGATGTTGAAAAAATAGGAGCGGTTATGCGTAAATCGGTCGAGCGTCAAATGTTTCGCCAGCCATTCAAATACCGAATCGGGCTGGTGAACAAGTATATCCTCATCATCCGACATTGTGACGACCAGCGTCGGGCGTCTGCGTATCGTAACCTTGTGTTCAGGATGATGGGGCATATCGTGTTGAAAAACATCACGAACTACATCAATCTGTTGAATGGTTCTAACGCGCCGGATATACCTTCGCGCGATGAAGCCATCGCCGATTGCTACGCGATGTTTGATAAATGTCTGGAAAAGTTTACCATCTTACCAGGCGCGAATTTCTATTTCTATTTCAATAAGTCCATCGCCCGTAATTTCTACACCCTTTACAAGAAGAACCTCAAGGCTCGTCACAGCGAAATATCGGACGCTGTGGAGTCATCGCATCCTGATATGCGGGTCCCGGGACACGTTAACGACATGGAAATAACATTCGACACGCTGGGGTTTACCGATTTGGAACGGCGTATCACGATGTCGCGTTTAGCCGGGCAGCGTAAATCGGAGTTCTTGGCCGATAATCCCGACGTCACCGAGAACCTTTACAGTCGTGCGTTAGTACGCATGAAAAAGCTATTAGAAAACATCAAAAAGGAATATCACAATGGAAAGAAAGATTGAAACCATCACCACCATTTTGGAAAGCGGTTTTGCCGTTTTGGAGGTTTGGATGTACGGTAACGACCCGTTGGTGTTCTTGGTAAACAAGTTTACACCATCGGTGGAATCCAACGTGGCGTCCATCGACTACTGCGAGGTGACGGGTTACGACATTACAGCGTTTATACACTTAGAGTCGGTAGAGATGCACCGAGGAAAGGCGGCCGTGCTGTCGAAACTCGAATCTATCGTACAGAACCAAAAGGCGCTGAATTTCCAGTTTCACAAAAGCGTCAAATGGATTTACTGGACATCGACTCGTGGATAGTATCAGTAACAAAATTGTAAAACAAAATCGTCATGGCTTTTCAGCCGTCGCCCCTACAACAGGCAATATATAACGAGGTAGCTACTACAAACCACAATATCAACGTCAACGCCGTGGCTGGTAGTGGTAAGACTACCACCCTACTCGGCTGCTTGGAACGCATCCCGCGTGGAAAATCCATCATTTTCATGGCCTTCAATACCTCCATCGTAAAGGAATTGCAGGCCCGTAACCGCCGCCCGAATGTCGATATAATGACGTTACATTCCTACGGGTGGCGGTTGTTGTTGCGTCGATACGGCCGTACTGCCCAGATGAACCCGAATAAGTCCATAGCCAAATTGGAGGTGGTGTTGAAGCACCACGCCCACGACGAGCAGGTACAGGAACTGTTGTTAAGGCGCAAAAAGGGATATCTGATTTACTTAATTCCGAAGATAGTAGACCTTATGCGGACGTCGCTTTGCCGTCCTGAAATCGGCGAAATTGAGGCATTGTGTGAGTATCACGATATCGACTGTGACCTGCTGGAAAAACAACTGGCGCTGGAAACGTTTGCCGAGGGGGCCGCCGACCATTCGCAGTTTGACTTTACCGATATGTTGTACGTCCCGGTGACGGATCCCAGTATTCGCTTCCGTAAGTATGAGGTGATAATGGTAGACGAGAGCCAGGACATGAGCCTCCTGCAACACGAGTTGATAAAACGCGCACTGGACCGCCGTTCACGATTGATAACCGTTGGCGACCCGCGTCAGGCCATATACGGTTTCGCCGGAGCGGACGCCAACAGTTACTCCCGGTTGGCCGAATTAAACGGCGAAAGCGTGGAAATGCCGTTGTCGGTGTGCTATCGCTGTGGACGACGTATCGTCGAAGAGGCCGAAAAGATTGTTCCCTACATCCGTCCCTACGAACACGCTCATGAGGGAGAGGTCAGCGTCGGTTCTTTGAACGACATCGAGGACGGCGATTGGATAATATGCCGTAACCTGCGTCCCCTGGTGGAGGTTTACCTGTGGCTGTTGAAAAACAAGATTAAATCACGTGTCCGCGGTAAGGACATCGGTCGCAGTTTGGTGGATTTGGTAGACAAGACGGGAGCCCGTACTATCGACGAGTTGGAAAAGCTACTTTGGAAAGAAGCCGATAAACTGGCCCAGAAACTGCGTGCTAAGGGTTGGAAGAACCCCGATGCGTCGCCAAAGATGGATGAACTCTTGGAGAAAATCGAAGTGTTACGCGCGTTGGCCGTTGAAGCCGATACGGTAGCAGAACTGCGTGAAATAATCGAGGGAATTTTTACCGACGACCTGGAGGGAATCCTGTTGATGACTATCCATAAGTCCAAGGGCCTTGAAAACGACAACGTGTTCTTTCTGGCCCCGGAACTTATCCCGTCGCGTTTCGCTACACAGCCGTGGCAGTTAGAGCAAGAGTCCAACCTGAAATATGTGGCCATTACACGCGCCAAGAATTCACTAATATACGTTCCCTTAAATCAAGCAAATTATGACACCAGCCAACCATTCAACGGAAGATATCCAATCCAAGGTTCACGACGATGAACTCAATAAGGCCGAGGACCGTATTGAGGACCACGAAGAGGAAACCATCGAGCGTCATTTCCCCCGCCGTGCACCACGCCAACGGACACGAGTCCCATCGCCCAAAGAAATCGCCAACGTTTTTAAGAAATGAAAACTTTTTAACAACGATGAAAAATTTATACTACCTTTTGAAACGTAACTCCGATAGCGGAAAGCCCGTTTATCACCAATGGCTGCGGTCGGGATTGATAGGCCGCGGGCGTGGCTTTTCGGAATCGTCTGATCCGGACTTCGCGTTCCGCACCGAGGACCCTATCGAAATCCTGGTACACTACGAATACCTCCGCACGGAAATCCATTCGCCCTACGAGTGGGAGTTGGTGGCCTATATGATGGACGACGCCCAGCGTTCGTGGGCGGACCAGAGTCCTGCGGCGGGATACAGAAACGTACTGCCGCCAACTGAAAGCATCGAGGCTTGGAAACGCCGTATGGCCTACGACCCAGCCCTGATGGAGGTTTACACCGCCAAACTGGATGAACTACGCAAAAACTACGTATAATGAAAACTGTTGAAAACTACACGAATCGCGAGTGGTATTACCGTGCTGGCTATAAGGTCGCGCGAATCTTCACTACGGGTTGTGTGCCTGTTATGGAAGACACGACCGAGAGTTCCGAAATGATGGTCGTCGCCAGGAATTTCCCCGATTCCCCGAACTCGGTGCTGATTCCCCTGGAAAAGTTTCACGAGCGTTGTTTGTGTCCCGCGACGCTACTGCCGGGAGACCTCGTCGCCCGATTGAATCACGGCTCGATAGTGCAGATTTACAGGGTGGCTGAAGAGGAATCAGGAGCGGCTCTTTCTTCTGAGACGAAATATAATTTGGTGCCGTTGAATTTCGGCGACCTTACACCAACGGGTGGCGAACCTGTCCCCAACGTGGATCCCGTCGTTACCAGCGAAAACGTCATCACGGTATCAGGCGAAACAAAGACCATCATGGGTAGTTATTTCAAGTACATTACGGCTCGCCAGCTGGACACGCTCAAGTACGACGCCCTGCGTGAAAACGTTCGGCGAATTGCCGTTAAAATCAGCGGTTTCCTTAATAAGGACCGTTGGTGTGAGTACACCGCGGACCAGTTCGCTGCGCTGGAAGACATCGATGCGCTTATCAAATCGGCCACCAAAATAATCAAAAAAGTAGATGGTGAAGAAGAGTAAGGCGCGGTTCTTCCGCGTGGGGAAGAGGTATCTGTTGCCTGTAGGTACGTCGTTTGTCGTGGTAAAGATACGCCCCGAGCAGAACACAATGAACGTTCAATTCATCGGTCCTGATTGCTCCACTTCGGACGTCGAATCGGTTAATTTAGTAAACTACAAGAAAGCACTCCAACGAGGAGAAATCGAAGAAATCTAACTACCTATGAAATTTACACCTGAAAATATTGACGCACTGCCCGACGACGGCGTATTTGTGTTCGGCTCTAATACCGACGGCGAACACTGTGGTGGCGCGGCCTACACGGCGATGAAACGTTTTGGCGCCGTCAACGGTCAAGCCGAGGGACCCCAGGGCCGAAGCTACGCCATCCCGACGATGGAGTACGTCGAAATCAACGCCGAAGACGAATTCCCGGAATATAATAAAGCAAAGGTTCCGTCCAAGGTGCTTTTGGAGGCGTGTGACCGCTTCATCCTCTATACCAGCCAACACCCCGAATTGCGTTTCTACGTAACGAAGATTGGTTGCGGAATTGCTGGTTGGAGCGTGGATGAAGTCGCTAAAACGTTTGCCACGGCCTTGGCGTCGTTTCTGGTTCCACTGCCTGATAATATCGTTTGGCCGCGCGAGTTCTACGAAATACTGCAGAGCCATGGCTTGGTTGGTTAGACACGCCGTGGAGGGGTACATCCTCACCGACCAGCACCCGATTAGGATAAAAGACCATCGGTTGTTCTTCAGCGAAGCCAAGTCCGTCGCCATTACCCCAGAGCAGGCCGCCATATTGTTGGATGGCGCCACGCTGGAGAACGGTGAGTACGTCCAACTGCGTTCTTCGTCGATGGTAGCTATCAAGCCCGGATATTATACCGCCGATGCCGATGGTACGTTCCACTGGTTTGAACGCCGTCCGTCGTACTACGACGGCCAATGGTACACCACTGACGGCCGTTCGGAGTTGGTCGATAAGCGCGTACTGGAAGGACGCCTATCGCGCATTCCCACTCCCGACGACCAGTATCCTACACAGTACGGCCCCAAACAGGCCTATACAGAGTCGTTAATCGGCACGGACGTACTACCTGCCCCGGCTTCGGCAGAACTCTTGGCACGAGGCTTAAAACCGCGAAAACAACTGGGGTACGTACTGCGCCGTGGACACCATTCGGGCGCACTACTCACCACCCATCAGCCGCGGGCGTTTGAAGCCCTACGAAACCACCGCTACCAACCAGCGTTTACTTTGGAAGACGTGTTGATGGAATTACTGACGTATGGTCGTGTGCGTCTCGAACTGTTGGACGACAACCGCGTGTTGGTAGAAATCGACCAGTCGAAGAACCTATACATCGACCGTAATATCGCCATGGCGTTATTTGGCGCCCTGCTGTACGCTAATGCGATGTTGCGTAAAGAAGCAGAAATATGGAAAGAGAAGCGATGAAATACTACGTCACGTCGGCGGGAACGGCGACTTACGACGCTATCTTTGCGTTGGCGTGGAAACGAATACAGGCCCTGAATGCCGCACGGGCGTTTGTCGCGGGCGTTGGTGGCGTAAGCTATCGACCAGCCAAAATGCTCTGGGCTGGCGGTATCTCCACCGTGGAGTTTACCACCACTCCGCCGTCAGGTTGGCGACGCGACGGTTCACCGTTGGCTAATATGTATCGCCCTGACTCTACACCCGAGGGCCGTGCGCTTTACGAACGTATTCAGCGCCTACCACGTGTTGGCCGTAACGAGGTGAACGCCTTGGTGGGTTATACGGACTATTTCGCGGGATGTCGTGTGGAGGTAGAGGCCAACGTTAAAATAGTTGGCGTTAAGTTCGGTTTCGCCGTGTCGAAGTGGATGGTTGAAACAGGACGCGCCAAAATACCCGCCGACTGCACCGAGGTCTCCCAGGAGGTATATGCCGACCTCACAGGCCAGAATATACGGTTGGCGTACAAACGTAAAAAACAACAGCAGAAGATATGAGTACCGAGTTGATAGGCGTTGTAGGATTCGTCGTGTTTTTGGTGACGATATTCCTTGGAATGATAATAGCGTTGGCGGCTGTTCTACAAGAAAAGGTATAGCGATGAAATACGAAATCTATAAAACGCGCGACGGACTCCTGATCCCTGTACTCTACCCAGAGGACGCGGGTCAGGCGTTTCGCTTAACCGTCCCCGACGCCGTAAAGGTCAGCGAGGGCACAGCGCGTAACACCATCGCCTACGGAATAGTCCCTACGCGTATGCGCCGCCAACCGTTTCCCGTCCATAACAACATTTGGAAGGACCGCGAATTGCTTGGCGCTTTGAGCGGTGACCACAACCGTTGGGCGTTTGTGGATTATCGTAACGAAGTGGCACCCGCGCTATACCACAACGACGCCAACCGTTCGCCACAGCCGTCGTCAATAGTAGATGAATAACGCCAACAGTTATTATTCCAACGACTCATATACAGTACAACGCAATGGAAAAAGACTTCAAGGACATATTAAACGCTCCGGTGCCTCCGGAAATCGTTGATACAGTGTCGTGGAAGAAATATCTGGTGATGAAAGAGTCGGCCACGTTGAAACGTATTCACGTGCTGGCTTCCGACGGTACGGAAATCAACCTGATGTGGTTCCCGCGTAAGCTACACGACACTATCAAACACCTCTCTACCAGCGAGCGCGAAGAAATTCTGGAAATGTACACCGAACGCCGCAAGGTCCAGGTAACGGCCAACCGCCTCTTGGCCTTGGCCCGAGGTTCATTCGAATTGGCGCGTAAGCGTAAACAGGCCGAGCGTGAAGAACACAAATCGCTTCATATGAGCGACGTGACGCTGGTAGAGGATATTAAGGAACTTTTGGGGAAGATGTTCACCCCGCGGGAGGTCGTCCGTATATTGGCTGAAAGTCGTGAAATAGAGGTAGAACTGAACTACGTCCAGGACGTGTTGAAGCGGTTTATTAACGATATTGAAAAACGTCGCGAGGAATTCCGTAACCGCGTCCAGGACGTGCGTCTGTACTCGAAACGTCCGCGGTTGGAGGAACTCAGCTGGATGTACACCCAGATGAAAATGCGCTACAAGGCCCTCCGCTCGAACGACGCCTATAATTCGATGCTACGTACTCTGGAACAGATACGTAAAGAGGCCGAGGGTGACCAGATATTCATCAACGGCGCCATAGACGTCAACGTCGAAACAGAGATTCGTCTCCACATCCAGCAGACAATCTACAAATCGGTAAACCTCAAGGAGATAATCCTTGGCCGCGTGGCTGCGCGCATGAACTGGGACCTGGCTAAACTGGTAGCCGGGTTGCACAACTCGTATTACGCTAAATTTATGCCTACAAACGACGAATACGACCCCCAAGCCGAAATGGAGTACCCCTCGTCGATGAACTACGACTTCAACCGTATTCAGCACAACCACGCCGTGAGCGGCATCGATGAGGTTGAGGACGTTAAGGCACAGCCCCTGACCGACGAAGAACGTTCCTCCAGCGAGGCCATAAAACAGCTCTTCCTCCAACGTATCGCCAAACAGCGCGAGACCTTGGAAGGACCTAAGCACCGCGCAGAGGCCGAGGTGGACTTTTGGCGTTCAAAGTTTAATAAAACGCCGGACGAGGACCACGAACTAACACGTGAGGAGGGACGCGTGCCGCAACATAAGTTTAACAAAAAGCAAAAATCTAAATTCAAGAAGTGATGGAAATTCAAGAATTCAAGCAGCGCTGGAACGGCCAGCCCATCGAACTCATCAGCACCGAGGAAGCGTGCGTGTTGGTAAATCTTCAACGCGAACTGGAGGAGCGTGCGTCGTATGTCGCTCAAAAGGTCGAAGCCATCGGTTGGCAGGCCTCAAAGGTAGTACCCGTCGCCAACGGCTGGGCCGAGCGTACCCGTAACCTGATGTTCGTTGGCGACGACGTGGCAGGGAAGTCCGTAACTACCACCACCGAGGTACGTTCGTTTGGCGAATTTCGGCGCGACTTCGAAAATATGATGAACATGCTGCAGACGCGCGTTGAGGCCTCGGACTACGTGATGGGCGCCATCCGTTCGCTGGGCTTCGACGTTCGTCCCGACACCACGGTGGAGAAGATGACGGCGACGGAAATAGCCGCCGTGGCGTCGTCTCCTGAGACAGGTGTAGTTCCGGCGTTCGCTAACACCTCGGCAGTGGTATACATCTCCCTGCACCCGGAGGATCGTAACGTACGATTTGTGGGCGTGGCCGGAGCCGGGTGGTACAAGGTGACGTTCGCTTCACGATAACGAAAATTCAAGACCAAAATGGACGACAAATCGACATTATTCGCCGCGCTGGTGTGCGCCTTGGCTATCGTCGTGGTGCTGATCGCGGAACACCGCCCGTCTTTCTTCTGGTGGCGGTATTTGTTCGGGTTGGAGAAAACCAGCCCTGACGAAATGGAATGGAACGAGGTGTTACAGCGTATTCGTAAACGCACTCAACGGGCCTTTGAACGCGAACCTGGCTCCAAGGTCCTTTCCAACGGCGTCTACGCTGAGTACCACGAAGAAGAATATCCTGGCGGCAACTTGCGTCAGGAATTGACACTGTGGCTGAAACGACAAAATATGCTCCAATTCCCGTTCGTGGTGAATATCTGTTTACTCGACGGTACGGCTGAAGTCACGGGCATTGGCGCCAACGAAGCCGACGACTACCAGTGGATGATGGAGCAAATTGGTGCTGAGTCGTGCTACGAAATCGCCAAGCGGACGTATATCTGTGAGCAGGGCAGCCACCGCGGCCAAACCGAACGCGCCAAGGTCGAACACGAGTACATCCAGTGGATAGCGCGGAAATTCATCTAACAACGTTACTCCACCAGACGCCGCGAGGCGGTATAACTATTCATTTTACAACTCCCCAGCTAACACTTATCCACCCCGTTAGCTGGGGTTTCTGTTGGCGGTTTACGAAAATAATTCGCTTTTCTTGGAGGATTTTTCGCGATTCTCTTTGAAGTCTTGGAGATTTACACTACCTTCGCTCTTGGAAAATGAAACTAAACTCTGTAAAAATGGACAAGAATCGTAAACAACTGGAAGAACGCGCCGCGTGGATGTTAGTTATAATCGTCGTCGTGATAGCGTTCGTTGGCGTCAACTTGGTGTGGTACGGTGACGGCTTGACGAAACTGTGCGGACTGCTCGTTATTGGGTATGGCGGGTATGTGATTAACCGGATTATTGAACGCTTAAACCGTCGGTAGCCCTATGACACGTGAAATGATTATCGCCGCGGCGTATGCTGCTGGCTGGGATGGTGAAACGCCCAGCGTTACCGAGGCTGAAGCCTATTTGGCCGCCATCGTAAGATTGTAGAACCGTATTGTGTTTTGAAAAATGGAAAAGAATTACATCGTTAACGATCAAACTCGTTATATCCCGCGGGAAGAACTCGTCCAATTGGAAGAAACCATCTGGTGGGCTTCGCGCCTCACAAATCCTGATATTATCGTGACTAACACCGATAATTTTGAAGACGTTGACGCTTATCGTTCAGCGGCCCTCCAAGAATTAGCGCGAATTAACGTGCGCCGTCAAGAACTCTTGAAAATACTATTAGAATAGCAAATATGAAATCCGAGACCCTTAAACAGTTCCTGGCTGAGAAGCGTAAGGCCTACGCCCAGTCCGCTGAGGCCGTAATGAAGACGTTGGACACGCTTACGCACGTAAGCGGTAACGCGTACTTCGGTTCGGCCGTAATTATCAACATCACCGATCTCGAAGGCAAAGTCTTAGCCGACGCCGCCATCAACGGCGAGTTCTTCGACGCCTTACGGCCTCACCTCGTTGAGGCGTATCGCCAAACGCTGGCTGAAAAGTCAATTTTCGCTGAACACAATCTCCGTAAAATGCAATGTATGATCAAGGCCCTCGACCCCGAGCGCTCTAAATAACCCCCCAAACGATGAATCCTCTGTACCGTATCGGCTCCCGCGTGAAGGTTAAGACGTGGCCCGAAATAGCTGAATACGTCGGTGTTGAATACGACGAACGAACGTTCCTGGAATTGGAAGGTGTAGTCTACGACGACGCCAACGACGACCCTATTGGGTTGTTGGATGAAATGTACGACGCCGCTGGTAAGGGCGAAGACACGTGCCTTATCGTTGGCGGCGATACCGAGGACGAGTTCCCGACCTACCACCTGCGTAACCTACGTACAGGCCAGATGGTAGAACGCGAACCACGTGCGCCGTACCAGTTCCGTGATTGGATGTTAAAACTGACGCGGTGATGACTAAGGACGAAATAATACGCCAAATCGAGGATGTGCGTCGTCAACGCGCCAAGACCGAACGCCAGTTGATAGCGCGAGGGCGCGGTTATCCCGTCCACAACGACGCCGAGGTAGAACTCACACTCGATGAGTACCACTACGAGGGTTCTTCGTCACGCAGCGAGGAGCGGCTGTTGGCCCTCCTGGACGAAGAACGCGCTAAATACACCACCACCTTAACTTATCTGTGATATGTCCCGACGACCCGGTCAGCGCAACGTGCTTTACGAAGGCGGCCCAGCGCTGAAAGAACTTATCGAAACCTACGCCACGATGAATATTAAGGCGTTCTGTGCTAAATGGGGACTGTTGATTGCTACAGTTCACTCGACGGCCTCGCGGAGGGGTTTACACCGTCTTCGTGGGAAACAGGCTAAAATCGGCACCGCCAACACGAATAAGGGCATTCAGCGTCCCGTGCTGCCGAAGCCTGAACCCGAAACCCCGCCCGTACCGGCCTACGAACCGCCAAAAGATATGATTCCGCCATCGTTACTTAAACGCGTGAAAGGCAAACGCCGTGGATGGAAATTACCAACGCGGCGCGAAGAACTCAACTGTATGCCTGTACCGTACCCGTTTTATCTCCAGAGCGACCTACGCTTCACCAAGGCAGAAGACAAGGTACCAGCCGAGTCACACATATCCGTTAAACACGACAAAAACCGATAGCCATGGACTACAAAGGACGTATATGCCGCCTGATAGTGGACGAACTGCCCGTTGATGCCTATGGAATGCGGGTGTTGGCCGCGGCACGTGACCTGTGGGCCAAGCAGGGTAAGGTGTGTATTTCAACGGGTCGTGCCCTGGGTGATTCCTTTCCGGTGGTACAGATTATTGGCGGCGAACCGATGAACTATCCCCAGCGCGTTATTGACGTTGTTACCGAATTGCGCCAAGCTAACCCACGCGTGTGGGTAAAGCTATTCACCGGGTTTCCCGACGTCGAGGGGTTGTTGAAAGTAGCACCGCTGGTGGACGCTATCGCCGTCACCTTGGCCAGCCCTGAGGACGAACACCACTTCCGCGCCGCACGCCTGGGGTTTCGCGACTTTCGTACTGCCCGGATGGAGGTACGCTACAACTCCACCACCGGAGAAGACCCTACAGGCCGCGTATTTCCCCAGTATTGGCGGTTGGTGGATATGGCTAAAGAGGGCGACTATCTGTTGGAATCGACGGCCTGGGTGATGAAATACGCCAACGGAACGTTATTTAACTAAAAATCTCGTAAACGATATGAACGAAGAACGTAACTACGACGACCCGCGCCTCAGTGAAGAAATGCGCCGTTACGGGTGTTACACCGTACCCAGCGATGACCCTAAGCACCCGCACGACGCTCAAATCTGTCTAACGCCCGAGTTCCTGGCCAACACCAAGGGGTACGCCATCACGATGGATATGGGGTTTGGTAAAGAACGTACTAACTCGTGGACGCGTAACGCCAACGGCGTACTGGAGTTTCGCCAGTTCCCCGACCGCCTTTACCTGGACGAAACTCCTGGTGAGGGTAAGTACACCGCCCACGTCACGCTGACGTGTGAGTGTGGCGAAAACATCCCTCTCGCTCACGACCAGGCGCGAATCTTTATGCGTGGCGCGTTTGAGGACCGCTACCTACCCAAGGTTCTGCTGCGCTGTCCTAAGTGTAACAAAATGCTATTCAAACCGTGATGAAACCGTTGGTATATATACTTAGGTTGGTGGTCCGTGTGGTCATCAACCTCCTTTATTTTATGGCTTGGAGTGTAGTTTTGGCGTTATTGGCGATGACGATATATTCGCTTGTGTGACGTTTTGAGGATGTTGGTAAAAAAGTTGAAAAATTTTCTCCAAAATATTTTGTAGATTGGAGAAAAGTTACTAATTTTGCTCTTGGAAAAGAAAACTAAACACTCAAAATTATGAAAGCAACTATTGAAACTATCCGCGAAATTGTAAAGGTTCTGACCGCCGACGAACAGCAACTCCTCAAGGACACTATCAAACACGGCTATTGGGGCGACGCCTCGGCTGCGTTCGTAGACGAAGAGTTAGGCGATATCATCACCATCGCCGCCGAAATCTACATCACCAACGACGCCAAGAAAGGCGGCCATTTCAGCGGTCGGCGAGTATCAGCGATGTTCCGGTCGATTTACAAGAAAATGTGCTCTGCTTGTGATAACCAGGCCGGCATTCACCTCTCGCACTGCAGCGACTGGTGGGCTAATGGTTCTGGCGACGTGCTGATGCTTCGTGCTGACGAGAACGCCGCGTGGAGGAAGTGGGCTAAAGAGCCCATTCAGCCTGAAGAGCCCAAGAACGAGGAGCGCCTGACCGACGCCATCAACTCCTGCCTCGCCAAGTAAAATAGTCAAAACCGCAAGACAAATAGCACGATGAAAACGTACCGTATCAACCAATTCAAGACCAAGGAGGCCGTCATGGACGCCATCATTGAGGTCTTCAAACGCCGCGAGGATTGGACCGAAGCCGAGGCCCGCCGTACCGGCATCAACCCCGAACCCACGTTCAAGGCCCAAAAGGCGTACGACCTGGCGTTCCAATCGATGGGGGGTAATTCGTTCCGGCCGGGTGAATACCAAAAGTCGAAGCGCGAAATGGTCGATTACTTGAACAATATGGAGTCGCTGTTTCACGACGCCCGCCTGAAATGGTTCCGCTTCTACACCCAGCACACCTACCTCTCCACCGACGCCGGCAAGAGCGAACGTGAAGCCCTCTTGAAAAAGATTAACGTTTACAACGCTTCTATCGAGGGGTTGACGAACAATTTCTCCCGCGAATTGCTTGAGTTCCTGGAGAAGAATCGTAACTGCGTCGATTGGCGAGTGGCGCGGTATAGCGAGAACTCCGTAACGTTCGGGTTGGTGGATGCGGCCGATAATATCGACCAGCAGTCGCTGCTGACGTTTTACATCGATCGCGGCGTTACCGGCAACGACGAGCCTACGTTGGTAACCTCCATCCAGAATCAGGGGCGCTGGTCGTGTGAAGAGGTCGGACCGCAGTACGTCCGATATGCATGGATGGGCCTACTGCTGTTGGACGACCGCCTCAAATCGCTTAAAGAGGCGATGATAGGGTACGGGTCCGGCGTGAAGCAGATGACGACTGCCATCAGCACCGCCAACGTTCAATTACGTGAACTTGGGTTGGCGGACTACGAAGCCCGCTTCGAAGAGTACGAACGCCAAAACTGGTAAGCCATGAAACCCAAAAACCTTGTAAATCTTTACATCATCAACGCCGACACCAACAGCGACCTGCGCGATATGCCCGACACCGAACGCCATATCGTCGAAGAGCGACGGCTGACAATGTCGCGCGACCTGCTCCCCGTCCCTAACATCTTCACCCACGTACTTATCAACGGCGAACGGCGCAACGCCATAGCGGTGCAAAACCTTACACACCGCGAGGCAGCCGAAGCGTGGTATCGCGTGGGGGTGACGTTCGGCGACTTCAACCCCGATCGCCAGATGTTCGAGAAAGTAGAAATTGAAGTCTAATCCCCTAATACAACGAATTATGGCACCTAATCGAGTAACCCGCGCCACGGCCATGGCTACGGCCCGTGACTACGCAAAGAACCATTCCAAGGAGGCTGTCCGTGTACAGGTAGCCCTGTATCGCGACCAGGTTAAATCACTCAACCGCGCTAAGGCCAACGCCAGCGAAGAAGAAGTTCGTCGGTTGTGTGAACGTATAGCCGACACCCGTGAACTGCTACGGGCATTCGAAAGGGAGGCCCAGTAACCGAATTTCCGTAAACCATTCAAATCATAGTACAACAAAATGGAAACAAACGTAATTACCACCGTGTTCAACGCCCAGGAGGCGTTACCTATCAACGACGAAGCGCGTATCACCAAGGCCCAGATCCTGTTCCTGTACGCTGCGGCCAATGCCGCCGCTGACCGCCCGAGTATCATCTGCGTGGACGAGGGTCCGCTGCCTTTCACTGACGTGGCTGAAGCGGCCCCGCGTTACGGCGAAATCCGTCAATGGCTGGGGACGTTCCTGGACAACAACCTGGTATTTCGGGCGATGATGCCTATCGACGACAACGCCACGGTCGTCAGCGAAATCAAGCGTATGTCGCACGAGTGTACCGACGCCGGGCTGTTGGAGTTTTGCGTTGACGACGACACGCTCCGCTTTACAGCGCTTGGCGTCGAGGCCATCGAAAAATACGGCCCGGTGCTGGACGAGGAGTGGCGATTAATCGAGCGTACCGTGTTGGAGGTCGTCAACGAACGTTACGGCCACTGCGGCATAGGCGTGGAGAAAATCGCTCGCCACGTCCCCACCACCAACCCGCGTGAACTCTACGGCCAATTCGTGTTGGTGGAACAAGACCTGATGTCCGCTGTGTATCGCCGCACCGACGGCGTACTGTTAGCCAACGTGTTTGGCGTGGGTACGTTCCTGGTAGAGAAACTGATCGCTTTCAACGTACCGCTGCTGGCTACGTTGGCCGATGAGGGTTGGCTCCGTACCAATCCCGACGGCATCCAGCGAGAGTACCGCGCGCGTTTCAGCGCTCAGTCGAAAGCGTACCGCCGTGAGCACGGAATCCAAGACCCCGACGAAGAGGAACAACCCGCCGCTGCTACCCACGACAACCCCATGGCGGCGTTGGCTGCGATGTTAGGTCGTGAACTGGGGGCCAAGGTGGGGCTGCGCCGTATCGACGTTCCTGCTGACGGTGGCGAGCCCCAGGTGACGGACCTGGACGATAAGGTGGCCGACGCCGAAGCAGTGTTGAAAGCCGAGGACAAGCCCGTATCGTAACACGTTGGCGTTTTCAGGTAAAGCCGCTGGGGATTTGGTTCCTTGGCGGCTTTTCTGTTGGCGCCCCTTTCTTCCCCCTAATGGTTTCCCTCCTGCAACCTTCCTTTCCTTAACCCCCTATAATCCCCCTTTTCCGGTGTAAAGAGAAAAAGACACTTCTCTTTACACTCAACGGGAGACTTTCCTTCTCCAGATAAATCTGTCGAAGACGTCTCCCGACGCGCACATATGTGCGCTCGTACGCTTACGCGAGAGAGAACACACGCGCTCGAGAGAAGCCCACCCGACGCCAGCACGAACGTGTGTACACCCAGCGCGTACACGTGTACATACACGCGCGTAAGGCATCACCCAGAACCGCCAACGTTATTGAGTTCGTAAAACCTACCACGAAATGGAACAAGAAGCTAAACAACATCCCTACATCGGCCATATTGCCCGCAGTATGCAGCGCATGGCTCATGAATACGCCAAACAGATAATCACACGTCAACTCGACGTCAAGAGTATCACCGTCGGTAGCACCAACGGTTTTGAACTCACGCTGACCGATAAGTGCCAACAGCAAACGGCCAAAGTACAACCAGGAGTCAGGCAACTTCGCCTATTTCCAGATGACGGTCAAATGGTAAAATCCGTAACACGATGAAACGCCTGATTCGTTGGATAATCAATTGGCTCTACGCCGAAGAAATCGCCGCCTTGGTACAGGAGGCCGTCGATGACGAATTCGAAGCCACGTGGCCCGAAGAGTTTCGCCATCAACCCGAACACAATTCGGTAATTCCCCAGGAAATCTGGGCCGCGGTAATACTCAACCTGCCAAACCACGCCGAAATCATCCACGGCCAGTGGATGGATAATACCAACCATGCTCACGTCTTAACGCGGACGGTAAAACTCGCCAACACTACCCACATTCGCGAATTCCAACTCACGATGGACGCCTACCGCCTACGTTTGGACCACGCCCATAGTCGTGACGAGATATTCTGCGGCCGATACGCCTACCTGCTCCAAGTACAGATACGGCTGCCGGGCAACTACAATTCCCCCAAGGCTGATTACGTGTTGGAATTTTCGCTTATGCAGTACCGCCTCACTGGGCCTGACGTGGAAGGAGCGGTTCCGTATTGGCGCTGTAACACAAAACCCGATATTGTCCACGCCTTTACCAGTGAGACTTTGGCGGGTATCGAGCGAGGACTAAAACATTTCAAGAAATGAGCGAATTCTTTCATACCGGGCGTTTCTTCCAGCAAGACGCCGAGCGTACCCGCACTGAACAGCTGGAACGCCAAAAGCAAGAACAACGTTATCTGGGTTCAGCCACGCGGCTCCCCGGTATGCGGTTGTACGAGTTCAACTATAAGACCGGAGAATGTCGGGAGATTGGTACCGAGACCACACTGGAAATAGACGTCACCACAGGGAAACCCGTTACGCGTCGTGCCGTTAAGGTCCAATACAATCCCGATTGTGTTTACTTACAGGCCCTCAACAACCGTAACGCCATGCGTAAGTTGGTAAAGGCCGGGTACATCAAAATGGTGAAACAAGATGGTAAAGGTCCGCACGTCGAAGATTGACGAAAAACAACCGCCTGAAAAGGCCCATAAGATACCACGCGGCGCCAACGGCCTACCGCTGTTTGGCGATAAGCCCGTGACGGTAAAGGCACGGCCGTACGACGCCGAACGTAACGCCGATGATGGCGTTGATTACAATATGTCGCTGGCTGACTTTCTGGGTCAGGTCGAAGAACTCACCAAGAAAAAGCGTTTGAACGGCGTTTTCATCGAGTTAGGCGACATCGTGGTCCCGTGGTACGTCATTCGTTCGATAGTCCGCGCAGACCGATACAACGACTCACAACAACGATACGAATACGGCATCGTCCTTAACCACGACACTATGGCCGCCGAGGGTGATAATTTCGCCGAATGGTGGGTAACGCCCGAGGCCCGTGACGCCGCCTGGGATTCGTTACGTTCACAGCTGGTAGAATTAGGCATCACCATCGCTTCGACAAAGGTTTAACAAACCCCATATTATCAACAATCAAAATTATCGTACAATGAAAACGCAAGATTTTTACGGTGCTCTGGCCGCCAAGGCTGACACCACCAAGGCCCAGGCGATTGCTTTCGTCCGTGCTCTGGAAGAGATTCTCACCGAGGAGGTTCGCGACAAGGGCGAAACCGTCGCCATCGGTAAGGTAGGAAAGTTCGTCCTCAAGGACCAGCCGTCACGTATGGCGCGTAATCCGCAGACGGGCGTTACGGCCCCCACCGAGCCCTACAAGACCATCCAGTTCCGCCCGGCGTACAGTTTCCGCGCCTACGGCAAAAAGGCTAAGAAATAGCCCGTAACTGGTAACGCAGTTCGCTTTCGCACGTCCGCCAGGGAGGTGGTTTGCCCTGGCGGATTTTTAGTTACTTTCGCTACAACGTTATAGTATCTGAAATGAGGGAACGCCGCTTTACGCCAAGCAACGAAGAGTTAGGTTTTCAGCGAGTGTAGTTTCTTTTCCGACCGCGGTGTTTCCTCTACCATACCCCAGGCTGGTGGGGTCGGAGTCAGGCCTCCAAACGGTATAAGCCCTGTCGCCAGCAAACAAATTGTCTCCAAGGCAGCAACGCAGACTTCCTCCATAGCGAGCGCCGGAGCGGAGGAGACAGACTCTACAAGGGGAAGAGTATAAGCGATACGTCGCGCCCCTTGATTGGCCTGTGGTGTAATGGTAACACACCAGATTTTGGATCTGGCGTTGGAGGTTCGAATCCTTCCGGGCCGACTAAACCCCCAATTAAAACCGCGTGTGGCAGACGTGGCCCGAAAGTCCCTGGGTGAGGGGGTTTTTAAGAAATTTCGTTCGTTAACGTTGTGGCAGTTCGCCCGTGCCGGCAAAAGGGAACACCAATAGGAACGGCAACCGACGAGCGCGGGGCGTGAAATATCGCCCCGACCTTAAAGTCTTAACAGACTTCCATCAATCAAAGGTTTAATTCACCCCGACCGCCCCACAGTAGTGATACAGCGAGGCGGTTTTTAATTTTACAGCGTTACTTACGAAAAACTTAAAATGATATGAAACGTTCACCGTACCTTGTAATGGACACTGAAACCGGGGGCCTGGACCCCGCACAGAACCCCATAACGTCGTTTGCGGCCGTTGTGTTAGACTTTAACACCCTGAAAGAGGTAGACCGCTGGGAAACCTACGTTAAGCCATACAACGACCTCCAAATAACGAAAGAATCTATCCAAAAGACGATGGTGAATATGGCTGAGGTGAATCGCGGTATGGAGTTGAATGCGTTTATCGACGCGTTCATGCGGTTCTGTACCCAGAATTTCGCCGATACCAAGGGTAAGGACCAGCGGCGGTTGGTAGCCGTGGGTCACAACGTGATGTTCGACGTGGGGATGTTGGAAGCGGCGTTCTACTATTCCGCCTACGGTAAAAAGCAGAGCCTGTTCAACTACATCCAGGATCAGACGCTGGATACGATGTATCTCTCCAAAATGATGTACGGTCTGACGGGCGACGAGAAAATGACTCTTGGCGCCACGTGTGAACGCGCGGGGATTATACTTACCGACGCCCATGGCGCGATGAACGACGTGGAAGCCACGGCCGAGTATTTCCGTTACTGCGTGCGGCGGTTGCGTGCTACGGGTGATGTATCATCCGCCACCGAGAAAAAGTCTCGCCGTCGCGGTAACGAGTTCTTCGAGTTCAAGTGCGCCAAGTAGAAACAGCCAACGTTATACAGTGTGTCTAACAACAAAACCGTATAACAAAATGGACAAGAAATCATTTATCGCGGGCGTTAAGGCGTCCATCGCAGAAATCTTGGAGCGTTCCACTAATAAGTGGGTAAGCGTGCTGGAACCCGGAGCGTCGTTTGGCGCTATACTGGCCAAGAACGGCCTGAACCCCAAAATCACACCGCCGCTTTTCGAGGTACTGACCGCCAACGGGCTGATAGAACGTTTGGGCGATAAGTCGGCGATTCGTTACCGTTACCAGCCCGCCAGCCAAATTACGCCTGACCTGGATACGCTGGCCGAAAAGGTATTCGACGCCAACCAAGCCTACAACCGCCTGAAGAGCGGTGCCGTCAAGCAAAAACGCGTAACCCCCCCGCGGGACATCAACCAGAACGGAAAGGCCGTGCGCCTCAAGGGCAATATGCTGCCTAATATTGGTGATTCGCGTTATGTACTGGTGGCCGACAAGGGGGCTATCGAGATTATCGAGGTCAAGGTCGTTGGTATTACGCGCGACCCTGCAGACGGGCGGTATATGTTTGACGTGGTGTATCGCCTACCGGAGGACGACGAACTGAAAATCAAGGCGAAGTTGCCGTTGCGTGACCTTTTCGTCAGCCCTGAAGACGTGTACACGCATTTGGCACAGACGATGGTACGTTTCCGCGGTGAGTTGTTTCCAACTATAAAACGAGAAACCGTAAAACAAAATGGCAGATAACGCACGTGTCGCTCAAACGCCCGAGGAGGTAGAAGCGACAAAACAGTACACCGAAAAGGACGAAAACCGCCAACTGGCCTTTTCCAAAGCACTCGAATTGCTTCGTATTTTGTGTAAAGACGCTTTGGAACGGGAAATGATAGCCCAGCGCACTTTCACCCGTACAGAGGTTGTAAAGAAAACGACGCTGTCGCACCGTAAAGCGTTGGACCTGTTGGAGACGCTTCAGACGTTCGGTTACGTCGATATAATGGACGCCAACAAGACAAAATTCTGCTTCACTTTTAACGCCGACGACCGTGCA